GGCAGAAGTGAAAAACAATACATCTAAATTATAAACTATGTCAGATTTATTGATAAATACCCAAGACGCCTACACAACATGGGGGGTAAGAATGGGGGAGGGCTTTCTTGATGTACTTGGGGCATCGTCACCCATGAAAGAATTTATAGAAAATAAGTCCCGGTTGGAACATGGAAAACGTGTGATAATCAATGACCCCAAAATAGATGAACGGGAAATAACACTTTCTTTTACAATTGAAGGAAATTCCCAATCCGACTATCAAGCAAAGAAAAAAGCTTTCTTTGAAGAATTGTATAAAGGTGTGGTTGATATTCAAGTTCCGGCTAACAGTAATGAGATTTATCATCTGATTTATCTTGGGAAAAGCGTTGCTTATGCACAGAGTTTAGACCATACTTTCGGAAAAATTTCAGCCAAGTTTAACGAGCCAAATCCGAGTCCGGAAGGGCGAAAGTAAGGATGATTTAGGAATGAATGCTGGATAAAGTTCAAGCCGGAGAAATCCGGCTTGAATTATTAATAGACTATTTATTGTATCGGCTTTTATAAGGTTCTACCAAATGTTCCGTAGAAACAACAGATACATCAAACCAGCCATCTGTAACTTCACTAAATAATATCGTTTGACATATAGGACATATTGCTTCTTCACGTTCTTTACCTCCAGGCACTCCCATTTTGTACTCAGAAACGCTAATTAGTGCGCCACAACAAGGGCATTTCCCCATATTTCTATCATTATACATAGATTACCTCCTATTTTTATTGGTTTATAATTTCTCAGCTAATTTCTTAATATCCTCCTTACTATTGATAACATGGGTGCTATCTCCTATGCGAACAGCTCCTATAACTTCATCGGAAGAT